TCTGTTGTTTATCGTAACCTGCAAAAGCAGAAAATGATTGAGTTTTTCCAAGAGAATGAAGGTAGTCCACGTATCCCAATGTACCAAGACAAGATGGTTATCGTTGATGACTCGCTTCCAGCAATTGCAGGTGCTAACCGAGTTACTTATACTTCAGTTCTATTTACGCGCGGCGCGATGGTTGGCGGTGAAGGTCGTGTTAACGTACCAAGTGAAATGTTACGTAAGCCTGATGCTGGTAACGGTGGCGGTGAGGAGCGCATTTACTCACGCCGAGCTGACATCATCCATCCGCTAGGTTTTAGCTTTGAGTCTGCCGCTGTAGCTGGTCAGTCAGCAACACAGGCAGAGCTTGCAAATGCACTAAACTGGAATCGTGTGTTTAACCGCAAAAACGTAGGTATCGCATTCTTGCAAACCAACGGTTAATAGTTAACACAATCTAAACAAGCCCGCCTCCAAAAAGGGCGGGTTTTTTATTTAAGGAATCAAATCATGGCTAAAAAAGAGTTAACGCAAGAGCAGGTAAACCAAGCTGCATTTGAAAAAATCGCAGAGTTAAAAGCTCAGATTGAAGTTGAGCAAGAAAAAATCAAAGCTATCCACGTACAGACTAAAAACCTAGATTTGCACTCATGCAACAAGATAGCAAAAGGCGCTAAGTTAAAAGATGTTTTAGGGGGTGAGTAATGCGATATACAAACGAGCAAGAATTCACTTTTTCCGCTGCCGATGAATCAAGAGCTGTTTGCATAAAAGCAAATGGCGGCTCGGTGCAAGTTTACGCCAATGACGGCGTTGAATGGATTTTAACTGACACCCTCACTGAGGATGGCTGCAAAGAGATTTTCACTAAGGGCCTGTCGATGAAATTTACCCCTGTTGGCGGTGCATCGTACTGGATACAATTAAGCTCCGGCTTACTAAAATAAGGCTGAATAATGGCTATTGATAACCTTCCAGTCTGCGGAGTAATGACAGGCGATGATATTAAAGACAGGGTTGACTTACTGGTCAATCAATCAAACGATCCAGTAAAGGGAAATGACGCACTAAAGGCTAAAATCGACAGCTCTGAAATTGTAGAAAGCGTAAACTCTCTGAAATCGCTTTTGAATTACACGCCGGATGATGGCAAGAAATTTGATGTTACAGGCTTCTATGCTGGTACCGATGTTGGTGGCGGAGTTTTTCGCTGGGACGCATCGAAAGACAAAGCAGATCATAACGGTGGCACTGTTATTGCGCCCGAAGCGCTGACAGCTTGGGACGGTACGCAAGGTGATATTGCTACTTTATTGGATTGGACGGGTGCTGGTAGCGGGTGTTTTGTCGGTGTGTCGGTAAATATAATAAATCCAATAACAATAAAAGTCCCTTCGGCATTCGCAACAATAGCCGATGCAATTGGTAGCATTAAAAAATCAATCAAGTCAACATCTTTAGGTGTTGATGTTTTGATTGAGAGCGGGTATGAGATAAGTGAAAATTTAGTCTTTTCTGGTGAGGACTTATCTTTTATAAGGTTGATTTCGACTGATGTGTCCGTCCCCCTACAAAGTAACTATAGCGGTACAGTTTTGTATGCCGAAAACAATGCATCAGCCCCTAGGCTTTCAATGCAAATCGATGCATCAAGCCAAGTTTCTGGTCATGGTATTTTCATAAAGTCATCATCAATCGTGGTTGATTCATCGTGTGGAATTAAAAACACCTTCGGCCACGGACTTCTTGCATTTAGCTCGTCAAGAGCCAATGTGGATAACTCCGTGTTTACTGGGTGCGCTAGAGGGCAGAATTTTTACTCTTGCATTACATCTTGGGCATCGCAAGTGTCCGCAGAGGGCGCAGATTGCACAGGTAGTGGTTATTATGGAGTTCAAGCGGCTCATGCTGGCGCACTTGCATTTAGAAATGGTGATGCCAGTCAGGCATTCAGGCATGGCATCAGGGCTAGTGATGCTGCGATAGTTGATGCTGACGGCGCTAAGGCTAATAATTGCTCATCAGATGGGGCAGGGGCCAGCGTTAGAGCTTGGGAAGGCGGTATCGTTAACTTTATTAACGGAGAGGCTAACAATAATCAAGCAACGTCAGGCACTGGCTCATCTCTAATGGCTTACGGTGCAGGTTCAGCAATAAACGCTAGAGGTGCAACTTTAACTGGAGGGCTTAATTACGCTATATGGGCGGAGGGCGGATCTACTGTTAACGTGATTGATGCCACAATTTCATCAGTGCTAGGTACAGAGGAAAGGGCGGCGACTGTTCTAACCAGCGTTAATTCTTACTACGGACGATACACGCCAACCATTGATTTAACGTCAAACGTAACAAGTGCATCAACTCAAGAATGTCAATGGATGCGGGTTGGTGATGTTGTCACTGTAAGTGGCGCTTTTGTTAATGTTATTGCAACATCAGCAGGGGACTCTTTTGCTAGCTTTAAAATAGACTTGCCATATCCAAGCGATATATCTCAAGCTAGACACATAGGTGGTGCTGGAGGTTTTTCAAGCTCTGAGTCAAGGGGGAGTCTTGTGTCAGTTACAGCATCTTCGGCAGATGATAAAGCTGCGTTTGTGTGGTCATCAAAGACGACATCAGCGCAGAATTTCAGCTTCTCATTCACTTATGCAGTGAACTAAAGAAAAGCCCTTAATCAGGGCTTTTCATCATCTTACTTTCTAGCAACCTAACTCTAACTATTATGCTTTAGCAAGTACCCAAAAGACCTGCTAAAATATAAAAAATCTTGACGGGGAAGGCTGATGCAGGATGCTGAAGCCGACCGTCATTCACTAAAGCCGTCAAGCGAGGAGTAAACATGAGTTTAATACGTGGTAGCGGTGGCGTATCATCAAGCGATATACCAACAAGAACCGTCATTGTAAAATCGGCTGAACAGTTAAGCGGTCAGCTCAGGTCTGACATTGAATACTTTCTTGACGGGGTAATAGACTTTACCGGGACTGGACTGAGTATAGAAGTGCCTCAAGGAGGCTTAAGTTTGCGCGGGTATGGCTTTGACATATCTGGACTGCGATGCTCTGATGATAACTATACAATGTTTACATCGCCAATTGGTGGTAGTGGCAACGTTTTAGGGGCTGATTATTTCATTGAGGTTAGCGGAGCAGCGTCAAAAGTCTATGATTTGGTCAGTGACACAGGGTTTGAGGCGTTTGAATTTACGCGCATAAACTATAATAATTGCACCTCCCTAGGTGTTATTGACAATTACAGGCAAGGCCTAGAGGATGGCACAGGCAGGTTTGGCGGCTCACCAAGCTTGGAGCTAAAGGGCGTGTGGGTTGGTGGTTATCGAATAACAACGTCAATAGTCAGGTCTTTACCAGGTACAGTTACAGCCCCACTGTTCAAGGCTGGCGCTGGATTCTCTATGCAATCTCGATTTTTGACTGACATTAATGTTGATTTACCCACTTTAGCGCCTTTAATTGACTTCGCACCATCCAACTTTCCCAATCCATCTACATTGCAAATATCTGGGGCAATCGTAACTAGAGATGGCTCCTTTGATGCTAACGATCCAAATATAACGCCAAATGTAACAGCGGGTGATTTATGTTCATCGTGGAAGGGGAATAACGGACTGCCAAACACATTTGAGGGCGGTTCAATAGGTGTTACAGCGCAAGTTGCGACAGCAAACTCAGTTGTCGCAGTTGGTGCATTTATTGATGTAGACGCTACAACATGGACTACAACGGGCTTACAGCATTTTGACAATCCCGCAGACGGACAACTTAGGCATCTTGGCAACTCGCCCAGAGAGTTTAAAGTTTTGGTTTCAGCAACAGCGGAATCAACTGCAAATGATGTTGTTGTTATTCGAGTTTTAAAGTGGGATAACTCTGCAAGCTCATTTGTAACAGTGTTAGATCAAATAAGGCAAGTTAACTCATTAGTTGGCGGTCGTGATGTCGCGTTTTACAATATCAACATAAACACGACCCTAGATCAAAATGACTACATCAAGCTACAAGTTGCAAATCAAACTGCGGCAAATGATGTCACAATTGAAAATGACAGTTACATGATCATTGAGGAAAGATAAAACAAAGCCCCTTAGTTGGGGCTTTTTAATGCTCAAATTATTTGGTACAATATATGTGCGGTGTAGGAGTCGCGATTGGTAATGATAGTTTAGGGTTTATTAGTTCAGGTCTTGGTGTTCGTGGGAAAACTCCTACCTATATCATTACCACTCAAGATTATCAGGGCTTGAACTAATAAGCCTTTTTTGTGTCTGTAGATGGCCTTGTGGTTCCTGGACTGAGTAGCGCACTCTATAACGCATTAACTGAGATTAACTAACCTCTCAGGCAGGCACAAACCCTTCAAAACTCCACATGATGAGCATTAACGACTCCCGCAGCAGTTACCGTATGCAATAAGCGGCATATAAGCGCAAACAATTTTAATTAACACTGGTTAGTGCGTCGACTTTTAGACCGAGGATAAAGCGGGTTAACGTTGATTTAGCCATTTAAGCCGAGATTAACAATCTCATTATGGTTTGGCATATCGCAGCGACAACTGTAAAA